TGCTGATAAGCGTCATGCTATTGAGCATAACGATTGCGCTACACACTCTGGCGTGGATCTCATTAAGAAGATTAATACTCTGTATCCAGAGCGCAGGCTGCGCTTTGATGAGATTCAGCCGTGGATTATGAATGCATCTGATGTGAAAAGCTTGTTTACAGATTTGGGATATAATTCTAGTTATTTAGAGAATACGCTCGAAGTGGCTGATAAGTGTAATGCTTCATTATCAACTAAGAATGCTTTGCTGCCGAAATATAACTCTAAGTTTGATTCCATTTGGTATCTTCGTGAAATAGCGGAAATGTCTCTGTCTAGTCGCGGTTTGAATGGGGAGTATAAAGATAGGCTTGATAGCGAACTTGATATTATTGAAAAGACTGGCTTTGCTGATTACTTTTTGATTATTTGGGATCTTGTAAATTGGGCTAAGAATAACGATATAGGTGTAGGACCTGGACGAGGTTCTGTGGGTGGTTCTTTATTGGCATATCTATTGGATATTACTATTGTTGATCCAATAGAGCATGGCTTACTGTTTGCAAGATTTATCAATCCTGATCGTAATGATTACCCTGATATTGATTTGGATTTTGAGGATAAGCGTCGGGGGGAAGTCAAGCAGTACCTTAAGGATAAATGGGGTGAGGAACATGTAGCCTCTATTTCCACTTTTGGTGTGTATAAGGCTAAGTCTGCCGTTAAAGATGTTGCTAGAGTATTTGGTGTGGATTACAAGGAGATCAATGGAATAACACAGCTTTTTGAGTCTCTAGATGATATGAGTCGCAATAATAAAGTTCGTGAGTTCTGTACGAAGTACGTGGATGTTCATCCAGTGGCAGAGAGGCTAGAAGGAAGGGTGCGTAACGCTGGAATGCACGCAGCGGGCGTTGTGGTGTCCTCTAAGCCCCTGTGGCAGGTCTGCCCTATTGAATCCCGTAAGGAGTCTACAGCGGACCACAGGACGGATGTGACGGCATTCGATATGGAGGATGCGGAGGAAGTAGGCTTAATCAAGATTGATATTCTTGGCCTTAAGATGGTGTCTGTTATTAAAGACTGCTTTAAGAAGATCCAGGAAACGTACAATTTGGATGACGATGCTTTAAAGGTGCTAGAGGAAGATTCCTTGGCCTTGAATGAGGATTTTGTTTATGAGCAGTTTGACATAGCTGAGACGACTGGTGTCTTTCAGGCTGATGCAGCAGCGTACAGGGGTTTGCTGGACAGGATGCCTTGTGAGAGTTTTGCAGACCTTGTGATTTCTAATGCGTTAGTTCGTCCCGGTGCCTTGTTGACACAGGGTGACGACTTCGTTAAGAGGCGGGTCGGTTCAAAAAATGTTAAGTACAAGCATTCTGTGTTGGAGCCTATTTTGAGAGAGACGTTTGGTACGTTTATCTTTCAGGAGCAGTTGATGCAGGCTGTTGTTGCGTTGGCTGGGTTTACTTGGTCTGATGCTGATAAGTTGCGTAAGATTATTGGCAAGAAGCGCGATGTGTTGGAGTTTGAGAAGTATCGTGATAAGTTCGTGGTGAATAATCTCATGGATGAGGATGATGCGCAGAAGATGTGGGATGACTTTGAAGTGTCGTCTTTGTACATGTTTAATAAGTCGCATGCTGTTGCGTATTCGATGTTGTCGTATCAGTCTATGTGGTTGAAGACTTTGTATCCTGTGGAGTTTTGTTGGGCTTTGTTGTACAATGAGTCTAATCGGGAGCGTATTACTGCTTACTTGCTCGAGGCGAAGCGTTTGAGTATTGAGATTGAGCCTCCTGATGTGAATCTGTCGGAAGAGTTTTTCTCTGTGGATGGTGGTTCGATTAGGTTTGGCTTGTCGAATATTGATGGTGTTGGTGTTGGTGCTATTGAAGAGGTTTTAACTAAGCGTCCTTTTGCGTCTGTTGACGAGATGACTGGCCGTTGTGAGAAGCGGAAGTTGCGTAGTAATATTCTGGAGAATTTGGATAAGGTTGGTGCTTTGAATTCTTTGGGGCATGTTTCTGAGTTTGACCATAAGAAGTATTATATGCCTTTGTTGGGTTTTCCTATTGCTGATGCTGTGGATGAGAGTGGTGATTTTACGCCTGCTGCTGAGGTTGAGGATGACAATATTGCTATGCATTTTGTTAAGGCTGTGGTTCGGTCTGTGAAGAGGACGCCTAGTTATGTTAGGATTGAGTTTGAGGATCCTACTGGTTCGTTTACTGTGTTTGCGGATTTGGACAACGAGTTGAAGAAGCGTGATTATGTTCATGGTTTGGTTGGTGATCGTACATTGCATTGTTACGCTGATGCTACTGATTCTGTCAATGAGGTTACTGGGTTGATGGATATGGTGGAGTCTGGTTTGGAGCATGATCATTCTTGGTTGTATGAGCATGGTCTTGGGACTATGACGGATGAGAAGGCTTTGGTTAAGGTGGTGAATGTTCGTGCCTTTAGGACAGCGAAGGGCAAGATGATGGCGAGCGTGTATGTGTGGGATGGCATTGGTTTTCATAAGATTGTTGTTTTCCCGTATTTGTATGGTCGTTATGCTCAGAAGCTGAGTAAGTTTGAAGGCAAGTGGGTGGCCGTTAAGCCCACCCCCATCTCTAAGGATGATGAGGGATATAAAGTTGACGGCGCAGAAGCTATTATTGATATTAATGATTATTGTAGGAGGATGAGTATAAATGTTAGTGATTGATAAAAGAAAAGGCGATCATATGCCTGAGTATGAGATTATTCCAACACCTTCGGTGGGTTTAAACCGCGCGTTGGGTGGGGGCTTGTATTCTGGTATGACGCATTTGCTGTGGGGTACGCCTTCAGCAGGTAAGACAACTATGTGTTATCACATTGTTGCGGAGGCTCAGAAGCGAGGCTATAGGCCTGTTATTATTGATTCTGAGTTTTCATATAAGGATAAGTATGCTGAACAGTGCGGGGTGGACATTAGTGATCCTGTTATTGTGCAGGGTACGGTTATTGAAGATATACTTAAGACGATTACTCCGTTGTTGGAGGATAGGGATGAGAAGCATATTTATTTGGTGGATTCTCTGTCTAATCTGATGAAGGACGAGTTTTATGCTAAACCTGATGGTGGTAAGGCTATGGGTCTTGCTGCTAGGTCGCAGGGGTATTTCCTTCAAAAGTTGGTGAACTATTTGCATAAGGAACGCAACATGATGTTGTTTGTGTCGCATCAGATGGTTGACTTGAGTGGCATGTATCCGACGTTGCGTGGCAAGTATGGCAATACGGTGCATCATAATATGCACAATATCATCAAGTTGTTTCTGTCTATGTCTCAGGCTGAGATGGAGCGGGATAATGCTAAGATGATTACTTCTCAGAAGGTTGCTTGGAGTGTTGAGAAGACTAAGCAGCGTGCCTCTATTGGCACTTCTGGTCACTATTATGTTCTCCCTCAGGAGGGCGGTATTGATACGTTGCGTGAGTTGATTGATATTGCTGTTGAGATGGAGATCATTGAGCGTCGTGGTGCTTGGTTCTACTATGGTGAAGAGAAGTGGAACGGGGCTGGCAATATTAGTTTGTCGGATGTGCAGCATGGTGAGATTTCTTCTAAGGTGCTGGTGGGATGAAGCGCACGGAGAAGGAAGAGATTAAGAAGGATGGCGCTAAGGCTGTTAAGAATTCTGGCCGTGGTATGAGGAAGGGTGATGCGATGAAAAACAAGTTTCTTATTGATTATAAGCATTGTGAGAAGTCGCATACTGTTTCTCTTGCTAATTGGAGAAAGCATGCTAAGGATGCTCTTAATGAGAATTATAGGTATCCTTTGCTTTGCTTGGTGCTTGGTAAGGACAGTGAACGCAAGTTGGCTGTAGTTGAGTGGACGGTGTTCTTGGAGTTAGTGGAAGGGAGCGACTATGCGTAAGATCAAACTTAAGCGTCATGCTTTTGTTCGTGATGGAGTGGGCGTCTTGCAACTCACAAAAGGATATGAGACTATTATTGATCTTGATATGTTGCCTGTACTGGGTGCTTATAACTGGTATGCCTCTTTTAGGTCGCACCGGCAGAAGTATCCTTATGCTAAGAGAATGGTGGCACCCCGTGGCAAAAGGAAGACGATTTGGTTGCATAGAGAAGTGCTTAGGCTTCACGGCATCGATGTTCCAAAGGGGATGGTGACAGATCATATAAATCGTGACCCTTTAGATAATCGATTTGAAAATCTTAGAGTGATAACGAATGCTATGAATGCAAGAAATTGTGATAGATGGGATAAATCTAGAGGCGTCAGTTACCGCAATGACGCCGGCAGAAAGAAAAGGTACCAAGCACTTATTAGAATTGGCAAGAAGCAAGTTTCTTTAGGGTACTACCATACTGAAGAAGAGGCTCACGAAGTATACATGAAGGAATTAAAGAAAATTGGAAGGATACTATGAGTAGAGATATGATTCTATCAATGGATCAGATTGAAGTTGCTATGGGCGATAAGGCTGAGGAATTTGTTTCAGTCATGAATATTGTTGATGATATTATCGAAAACCCAGGCCGGTATATTGGTATGCAGGCTGCAAAGTATGCTGCCATTTTGGCTGCGTATAGGACTAAGGTGATTGTTAAAGCGCAAGCGTATAAGAGGAATTCAACGATTATGTCAAATGAAGACAAGATTACCAAGGATATATGGTATACTTTACATGAAGCTTTGGAGGAAAATATTAATACTTTGAAGCTTCTGGCTAGGAGTGCTACGTGAAATCTTTGCAACGATTGAAGATGGTTAATGTCTCTGAAGGGGAAGTGAAAATTTCTTTAGAGGACAAGTTGGTTAAGGCTGTAGACGACTATTTGGTTGTCAAGAATCAAAATGATTTTAAACGTGTTGATGGGTTTCACCCAAGTTACACTAACCAATGCGCTAGGTATTGGGTATATCTGTTCAGGGGTATTTCGGTTGAGCCGACTTTCACTGGCCATACGTATAGAATTTTTGATAATGGTCACGCTGTTCATGATAGGTTGTATGATTACTTTAGGAATATGGATATTCTGCTAGAGGAAGAGATTCCTGTAGATCATAAGGATCCGCCCGTTAGGGGTACTGCTGATGGTATCATTGATTGGGATGGGCGTAAGTTGATTGAACTTAAGTCTATCTCTCAGGAGGGATTCCATTATAGGCAGTTGCACAATAAGCCTAAGGATGATCATATCAGGCAGGCTCAGGTTTATATGAGATGTTTGGATCTGGATGATGGTTTTGTTATTTATGAGAATAAGAACAATCAGCAGATTTTGCCTATCTATATGGAACGGGATGACGCCTATATTGACAAGTTGTTTAAGAAGTGGTCTAAGTGGTATCAAGGTTTCTTGGATGACAAGTTGCCTGTGAGACCGTATAAGATTACGTCACCTAAATGCCAAAATTGTGATGCGAAAGCATTTTGTTGGGGTGATAACGAAGAAGGTGTCAAACTGTAGGAATTGCGCCAATTCTGACTGTGGCAAAGAGTTTACACCTAGGGTGTACAATGCTATTTATTGCAGTGCGGAATGTCGTAAAATAATTACAAATCGAAAGGTACTGCAAAGGTACTATGATAAAAAGGCTCGTTTAAATTCAACTAGAACATGCGAAACTAAGGAATGCTCTACGATACTTTCTAGGTATAATCAGGAAAATATCTGCGAGTGTTGCAAGAGAGAAAGATATGTGCAGAGACTTGTTGGTTGGGGCTGGAATGAGAAAGAGGTTCGTAGGAGTATGGAGTGAAGACATTGCGATCTCTTAAGGATATAAAAGTATTGGGCATAGACCCAGCGACACATTCTTTGGCTTGGGCGCTATGCGTAGCAAATCGTCAAGGAGATGTGGAAGTGCTGGACTATGGCAAGATAGAACTGGTCAAGCAGAAAGGGATGGAGGTCAAGATCAGAGGCATTGTGGAGGCCCTTCCAGAGGTTGTGGCGATGTCTAAACCTGATGTAGCGTACATTGAGCAGACGGTATACATTCAGAATTACCAGACGAGCAGGGACCTCTCATATATTGTGGGAGCATCTATGGCTACAGCTGTTTTACATAAGGTTCCAATTGTGGAAGCGTCGCCTTTGGTTTGGAAGACGCAAATAGGGTATAATAGAGTAACAAAGAAAGATATTCTCGCATGGTCTATGACAATGGGGGAGAAAGAAGCTAAGAAAAAAGCTTCTTACGAAAGAAAACATAGGGTCAGGCGCCTGTTAGCGGAACGAATCAGTTCGGAACTTCTTGATACAGAGAAGTTTGATTCTGATGAGATTGATGCTATCGGTATCGCTACATGGGGATGCCAAAAAGAAATTGAAAAAAATCTTGAAGGGGTCACCTGATTCACCACTGCAGCGTGGTAAAATATGCTGTGTTCAAAAAGGAGAATAATATGAGTGATAACGATAATGATGATGCCAAAAAGGCTTTTACGCCTAAGGTTACACCGTTTACATCGAAGCCTCCCGTAGCGCCTGTTCAAACATGGTCGCATGACCATGATTCAGATGTTATTGGTCTTATGAGGACGTCGTTGGAGCATGATCATGGCATGAGTGCCAATGAACTTCCCAACTCTGATGAGGCGGTAATTGACGCTTGGGGTAAGATTGTTACCAAGAATGGCACTTTTGCTAGCGCTTTAAAAGATCTAGTCGGAGAGTAGTTTTATATGGGCAAGATGGAGCCTTATAAGGATAAGGGGTGGTTGTATGAGCATTATGTCAAGAAGCGGATGAAGCTAACTGACATATGCAAGGTGCTCAAGCAGACACATAATATTGAAGTTACTCCACAGGCGCTATATAACTGGTGTAAGAAATACGATCTACTAAAATTCAAAGGTAAGGGTAGGGTGCTTAAAGGCGTTTCTCAGAGAAGGCCTAAGTCGCCTATGCAAGAAAGAGTAGAGCGCATGCAGCGTGAAAGACAAAAGGCAATAAGGGCTAGAAGAAAGAAACTGGGTCGATGACCAATAGGGAAATACATCCCAATGATCTTGTGAACTTTAATAGGCTGGATATGGCCTATAATAAGATCAGAGTTTTTCAGGCAAAACATAATGAGACAGAATTTGGGTGCATTGACTCAGGCAAGTGTTGTAAGGTTGGTTTAAAGATACACTTGACGGAATGCGCCTATATTGCGTTTAGGATGAGGCAAGAGTACTACCTCAGGATGGAGAACGAGG